AATCATATAAAAATAAATCATTCATTTTCCTATTCCATTCCGTATAGGTTTCAAATGATTCTAAATGTTGGTATATGCCTACTGCCTGAATGTTATGTTTTTTTATCTGATTTAATTCATATTGATATTTAAGATAGAGCGACTTGTCCAGCATTTGGACATGGTATATATGCTACTTTTTTTGGTCAACCATTTACCGTAACATTTTGCATATTTTTTCTAAGAAATTTTATCCACCATTGAGAACCCCATTCCATGATCTCTGCTGTTTGATAAACCATTCTCAATTCAGCACCAGATAAATCGGATAGAAGGCCTTTCTTCAAAATTTCCCACTGTTCATTTACTCTGCAATACTCGTCCAATAGAATGATAAACTCTTCAGGGTAGGCATTCTTATCGAACAGTAACACAGCTTCTTCCAACTCTTTCATTCTGCATGAAAAGTTGAAAAAATTTTCAATAGTTTTCTTTGTATTGTTTTTTGTGATTTGGATAATATTTGTCATATCTATATTCCTTGTATCAATTATATAAACAATGATATGAGCATATTTAAATGCTGTCAATGGCATTTATTGCAATTTACACATGCTATCCACCACAAAATACATTAAGCGAACCTTCAATGACGGCTGAACCACAGGCTACAGGATCACCTATTCTTGCCATTTCTTTACCGTTTACAAATACTGTAGGTGAACCTTCTGCTAAATTACTATCGTGGCAACTATCTCCACAGCAATTATGAACGAAAACATTACATGCTAATAAGAAATTGTGGCATGAATGATTAACTTCGATGTCATAAACATCAATTCCCTCGTCTAACGTAATAATTTTTTTACTTAAAACCTTCATCTTATAAATATTTATATAAATTAAACACCAGTCACGATGCACCAACATCTACTGGCCCTAATACTGTAAGGAGTATCAGCATATGAATTATTTATACCATTATAAATCTATAATAAGACGCGCACAATGTCAAAATAGAATTAAAGGATGTAACGAGTATTTCGAACAACATCACATCATTCCTAAATGTCTTGGCGGTTCAAATAAAAAAGTTAATCTTGTACTACTAACAGCAAGAGAACCTTTCGTTTGTCATTTATTATTATGGAGGTGGTCATTAAAAAGATACGGGAGTAATCACAATATAACATTTAAACTTCACTGTCCGTTAATTTTTTGGAAAGAGAAAACAAATCGTGAATACGAAAAATATTATAAACAGTAATCTTCTATATTATCGCATTCCGTTAAGTTTTGCGCTTCTTTATATGTACCATCTTTTAATAGAAATAAGTGGTCTGGAGTACATTTAATCGTTATGTTATTTTCTAATGTAATTTCCAAAATCTCATATACAGACCTTTTAAACATAGTTTTTATTTGAGTCTCAATGACTTCGTTATTATGATAAGACTTTACGTTATACATTTTGTTATTGTTGAAATTATCGTATAGCTCTTTAAATGATATACTCGTATGATTAACAATTAATTCAACATCACCAGTAAAACAATGTGTTATCCAATGATCGCCTTTTCTATGCACTCCAATTCCATTGGAAAATACATTATTGGATGCCTCATCATTGATTCTGGGTGGAAAACAGCCGTGTCCAGAACACCTATCACCTAATCTGCAAACTGATCTTTTATTACTCATTAATAAGTTTCAAGATTATGTTTTTTAAGAAGATTTTCTTTTTTAAATTCAAGTTCTTTCAATCTTTTTTTCAGTTTCGATAAATGGCTTGAATGTTTCTTGGAAGTGCTTTTTTCCGTATAACTAGGATTTTTAATTTTAGAAAATTTCTTAACTAAGCTTTCATACCTATCTATACTTTTTTCAGTGTCTTTAATTTTCCAAACCAGTGTCTCAACTTCTTTAATAGCTTTCTTTTTAGCAGTAGATTCACCGACAAATTCTTTATATGTTTTCATACTTTTATCCTTTTAATATGTGTATTACATATTTATTCCTAGTCGTTTTTTGAGCCACTGTCTCAATTCTATTTGTCTGATTTTTTCAGGACTAAACATAGTAGCCATTTTCTTTTTGTTGTAATATCCATTCATTTGCTGATAAAGTGTTTCCTTCATATTCCAATCCTATTCCTTCGTAATAAAATCTTATAAACCTATCTCTGTCCGAACTCCAATTGTTTTGCACATGAATGGAAAATGTCCTATCTGTGTAATTTGAAATTGTTCCATTTGAATCCAATATGTCTGAATAATTGCCGTTAGAGTCCATACTGGATGTAAGAACGGCGCGAATGGTAAATGTTAATGTTTTACCGCCTGATAATGCCGAACCATATGTTGCATAATCACCACCGGCGTTACTGGTATTGTCATAGGTAAAATCTGGTGGTTGCGCATATTCTTCAACATAATCATCAAGTTCTCTTACATTGGGTGTGATATTAAAAGTTGCTGTATTGATTCCATCATTTATGATTTCATAGTATTCTGGTATATCACCTGATAAATGGAAAAATGTAAGTTCTGGGGTTGATGATAATGTATCTTGTACTTCAAACTGGGTAGTATATACAGGATCACCAACAGTTGCTTCTAATAAGGTTGTCAGTAAACCTTCTGAGGGATTTGTCCAGAGTAATGCCATAATACTATTTATTATAATACTTATGCCAACGAGATGCCACTGTGATTTCTTTACCTTCTGCCCAATAAGGATCAACATAATGTGTATGATAGAACAATGAGCCATTTGTCAAATCTGGTAAATCATAATATAGGGCATATTTAACAAGCGTTCTCATTGCTCTAATATTTTCCATTTCAATAGGATTATTGGCATATTTTGTATATAAGCTTGTGGTTGTTTTGTGGTGTTCTAAGGTCCACGAAAACTGTTTATACTGATAAACTACATCACAGATATCATTTCCAAACCTATTTGATTTTACTCTGTTTTGAGTAACATTAATTACTTTTACCCATTCCTTTACGATTTTATCTTGCAATTCCTCTTTTGAAAGTCCTAGTGCCTCCTCTTTGCCTTCATAATATCTAGGACTTTCATAAAATACGTTTCGTAACAAACATGATTCTACTTTTGAATAACTCTCATATTTGTTTTTCCATGCAGGTGGTTTTGGTGGTTTTGGATAAGTTGGTTTTGGTGGAACAACAAAAACATATTTGGTTTCAGGTAAATGAATAGCCGGAGAATATGTAGATGTTGAACTATCACCACAAGAGGATAAAGCCCCTAATATCCATAAACACAAAATAAAAACTGCCAGAAAATGACAGCTTCTTTCGATATGACAATCATTGTTTTTTTGCATTTCTTAATTTCTCCGATTGGTGAAGTGCCGTATGAAACGTATCATAAATACCCATTGCAATCCAACGCATACTGATATAGGGAATATTTTTTTCGCTGATATCATCAATAGTAGGATCAACCAACCATCCCCATACCACAAATTTATTATCATATTTTCGTTTACTTATTTCTGTTCGCATGTGTTGATTACCTTCTGATCTTCGAATAGTTTTTTACAAATAAAGTAAGAGTCTATGATGTCCGAAACGGGCGACTCAATCTTAGTTTTACTATAATCCAGCATTTTCACCATGTCAACATTATTCTCATTTAAAAAGGCATTATACATTTCATCTTTACCACAATTACCTTTAGTTGTCGCATATTTCTTAATATGCGTTGGTGCATATGATACAAATGGTATATTCTCTTTATATAGTTTATATTTAAGCAAACCTGTATTTTCTCCTATCGTGAATACTTGACCTTTTGAAGCCATGGAGTATCCCTCTATGGCTGTATTAGATACTTTATTGGTTAATATTTGATTAAGAAAAAAATCAGAAATATAATCGAATCGGTCTTCATTCGTCAGATAGTCTTGAAATTCATGGCCAATAATTTGACCATGATAGAAAGAAGTTTGATATTTTTTTGTTGATGTTAGAAAATAGATTTTACAATTTGCCAATGACCACTCGGTTCCTGTATGAATGGTCATTGCTGGACCAGTATAGGAATAATCTATTCCAGCAATAGTATTTGTCATTAGGCGACTATCGTCTGCCTAATCTACGCCAACGGACTACATCAGAAAGCGTTCCTTTTTTTCTGGCTTTATAAGCCAGTTGTTCAGGTGTTAGAACTTTTTCTTCTTTTGATTTTTTGGATTTTTTAGAAGGTGATTTCTTCTTGGTGGATTTTTTAGCAGTGGATTTCTTTTTTGGTTTTTCTTCTACTGGCTCTTCAGGTTTTTCTTCGGGCTGAACGTCATCGCCTTCTACTGAATCAATAGCTTCTTCCAAAGTTAAATTGATTTCCATTTCATCATTTAATGTTTCATCAGTCATAAATATTCTCCTATTAAATTGTAGTAATATTTATGCTATTTTTATATTCGTCTTATAAACAGGTATTCCGTTTTCTTTTAAATGATCTATACCAGCAGTACACCTATAATCTTCATTATAATACATCTCTTTTATTTTACCACTGATTAATAACTTCGAACATTCAAAACATGGACTATGTGTACAAAATACTGATGATTTTTCACCATTAAAAGTTGATGAAAAAACTTTGGCTATTGCATTCATTTCTGCATGGACAACCGATGGTATCGTTATTAATGAACCAAATTCATCTCTATGTTCACATATATTATCAGCACCTGGTGGTGTTCCATTGTAACCATATGCTATAATAGAATCGTTCTTCACAATCACGCACCCAACTTTTAATCGCTGGGCACGTGATAATTCTGAAAAGTTGTATGCACATTTCATATATACTTCTTGGAATCTTTGTTCCATCAGCTATCCTTCACAAGCGGTACAGCCATTGGCCATATGTTTTTCACGTTGTAACATCTGTGCCGCTGATAGATTATATTGATAATAGAAAGCTTTTAATCCCTTTCTCCATGCATCAATATACGCATTACTAACTTCTTTAGGTGACATGTTCGGATCAATGAACATGTTAAGAGATTGACCTTGGCAAATATAATTTTGTCTAATACAAGCCTGATCAATTAAAGTTGTTGGATTGATTTCGGATAAAGTTTTGAATACATCTTTTTCGTGTTTGGATAGAAAATCCAGATGTTGAACTGAACCATCATGGTCACGAATTGATTTCCATGTTTCCCTATCGGCTTTATTATACTTTTTCAGCACATCATTCAATATAGGATTTTTCCATGTGAACTTAATTTTAGCCAAATCCTTTGTATAGTAATTTGAATATTCAGGTTCAATACCAGGCGATCTTTGTCCTATGATATGTGATGATGATTTAGTCGGTGCAATTGCAATAAGTGTTGTATTTGCCCGATCGGATACTCCTTTTAACAATTCTGCTTGCTTATATTTAACCGCAATATCTTTGGAAGCTTTCATTGCTTTTGATTGAATATGTTTGAATATTTCAAGATTCTTTTTGGCTGCCTCTCTACTTTCAACCGGCATCATATTCTTTTGAAGATATGTGTGATAACCAACAACTCCAAGACCTAGTGCCCTATGATTGGCAGCAAATGTTCGGACGCGCTTCAATAAAAATTTGGAATATTCATCAAGGGCATCAATCTTATTAATAAATTCTTGATTAACCGTATCAAGAAACAATGTTAAAATTTCTACTGCATCCGTGTCTTTCCATTCATCGTAATAAGTCAAATTCATTGATGATAGAACACAAACAAATGTTTCGTCTTTATTACTTGGCAACATTATTTCGCTACACATGTTCGATGCATGAATTTTTCTATCTTTGTACACTTCTGGTTTATGTTTATTTGCATTATCTTCAAACATAATATAAGGAAATCCCAATTGTTTCCTTTTCTTTAACACAATAGCCCATCTGATAAGAGTTTCATCATTTTCATTTTTTTCTTCAGTGGCTTTGATAATATTTTCCATGTCCTCATCAGAAATAACAACTCCATGTTTCATATTATGAATCTTACTTTCCTTGTCGCCTATTTCCATGAAATCATAAAAATCATCATGCATTAAGGGCATATATGGTGAGAATTGACCTCTTCGAACACTACCTTGAGAAACTACATCTGAAAGTTTATCAAATAATTCCATGAAATGAACAGAACCCATAGATTTACCGTTGTCTGTAATCTCCGCACCTTTAGGTCTTAGGTCTCCAATATATCCACTTGTTCCACCACCATACTTTGATAATAGACCAACCTCTGCCACCGTATATAAGATAGAACACATTGAATCTTCTATATATGATCCAAAACATGATACCGGCATTCCTCTTTCTGTACCATAATTTGTCCATACAGGAGTTGATAATGAAAACCAACCTCTGGACATATAATCATAAAACTTATCCGAATGTCCTTCTACGCCAGTATGCTTTTCAAAATTATCTGCAATAATTTTTACTCTTTCCTCTGTTGTCTGGCCTGGGAGTAGGTAATCTCTTTTTAAAAATGTTTCTGTTACGTCTGTAACCCATGAAAATGGCTTTCTATCCATTTCTTATCCTTTCGTGTTGTATATTAATATTAAAATAAATCTGAAGCAGTGGTAGACTGCGTAAACTTGTTATACTGTATTGATCGTTTATAGAAAAAGTCAACCAATCCTGTTCCGTATAATTCATCTTCAAACCATTCAAACTGGTCATATGCATCTTCATTAACTCCAAAGATATCATCCAAACCAATAGATTTTAATGAATCATTCATTCTTTTTTTGGTGTATTCTATTACAGTATCTTTTTGGAGATACGGAAAGTCTCCATATTCAAAAATCCAATCAATGATTTCTTTTTCCGCTTCAAAAGCTTCATATGATATTTTTTTAATATACTCTATCAAATCGTCATCAAACCAATCCGGATTTTCTTCTTTAATGATTTTAATTAAATCAAACCCAAAATTGGCATGGAGAATTTCTTCTTTTGAGGTGGCTTCTACTGCATTGGATATACCCTTTAGTCTATTCTCATACTTATTGAAAGCCATTAGAACGAAGAATTGAGAAAACAATGAAACATTTTCAACAAACATGGAAAATAAAATAATGGTTTCAAAGAAGTCTCTATTATCAGTAGCCTTCATATTTTTATTGACTTTGTTTAAATACTTAATTCTTTTTGCTATACAAGGAACATCGCTTAATGTTTTGAATTCATCGTTTAACTTTAGTCTTTCAAGTAATTGAGAATAAGCATCTTCATGTCTTACTTCGGACTCTGCGAAAGTAGAGCCTACTTTTGAAATTTCTGGTTTAGGTAATTTTGAATCAATAGTACCCCAAAACTTTTTAACAGCATTTTCAATTTGTGAAATGGCGAGCATGGATCGAATGGCAGCATTTGTTTCCTTTTCGCTCATATTTACTTTAATGTCCTGAACATCTCCTGTGAAATTAAATTCAGTATGAGTCCAATATGATCCTCTGATGGCATCAACATATTCTGCCAGATTAGGATATTCATATGGTTTTATTTCAGTTCTATGCCTAAAAATATCGGGTTTATTCGCATCTCTGTATGTAATATATTCTCTGGCAACATCATAAAATTTTGCATCCATTAAAGAGTTTTCGACCAATGTATGAATTTGATCTACATGTGGTCGGTCAACATCCCATGTTTTTAACTTCTTCAGGACTCTATTTTTTATTTTTATTGCTAATGGTTTATTTTCTTTTTCATTGTCATTTATGGTATTCATTGCTTTTAATACAGCATTTACAATTTTTTCTTGATTAAAAGGAACAACTGTCTTGTTCCGCTTAACTACATATTCCATTAGCAGACCTCTTTGTACTTAGTTTTTTTATTTTGATTGAATAATTATTTATACTAATTCATCATACGGTTCTTTGGCAACAATTTTTGATTGTAAATCGTGAACGTATGTATATTTTTCTTTCCATTCATTCAATGGTCTACAGAAAAATAATCCAGTATTAAGTTGTGTATAGACTATTATTTCACATTGCCTATTGGTATCCCATGCTCTCATAACATAAGCATATAATGTACCAGTTTTTTTATGTTTGAATATCATATGTATTATTTATCCGTAATTGTGATGTGATGCCTGGCAACCTTAATTAATTCTTTGTAAAGTTTTTTTAAATCGGTATCATCTTCAATAGTAATATAGTCCCATATGTCGGAATATTTTTGAAGATCGACATCATCAATATCTTCTGGTACAGTGGTGTAATTCATTTTTTCCTTTTCATGGGTTTTAAGGCAACTAAATTAACCTTTTTTCTTTTAATATCATCTTCTAATACTTGTTTAATAACACCATCTAGGTTTGTGTTTACTTCAAACTGTTCAAGTGCGGCTTCAACTTCATGCAATTCTTCACCAGTAGCGTCATCTTTCTACAATCTCTTCAAGATTTTTAACCTTAAGTCTAAAATCAATTAAACTCATTGCTTCTTTTTTCTTATGTTCATAGTATTCTTCAGGAGTATAGGTTTCTCCAGATGAATAATTTTTGAAATGGGTATGTGCTGTATAATAGCTTGATATAAAATTTACAACTTTTATAATCCTGAAATATTCTACCACATACTCGAAGCGTAAACTTTCAAAAGATTTGCCTAGATCATTAACTCTAGAACGAAGATAAGTTCTTTTATATTTGTTTAAAAATTCTTTTATCATATTTTCTTCCATTGATTGAATTTTAATT